CTCAGATTACATTGATGAAGAGTTAATTGAGCAGTTAAAGAAAGAGGAGAATTTATAATGTATGCACTTTATGCACATCGTGAGGGAATGACTAATATCTTTATCAGGACATTCCCTCGTCTTACTATGATGGATTCTTATACTATTGAACAAGGTGCTGGGGCTGTTAAACTTGACGGTCCTGCCTTTCCTGAGGGCTATGAGGCATTTGCCCTTGATCTTAAAACTGGTGAATTATTATGGTTTGACGATGTGTGGAATTCGCCTGTTGATGAAGATACTCGTCAAGGCTTCTTTTCCTCTTTTGATTGTAACTTTAAGGAGTAATTGATAATGAAAAAAATGTACGCAACTGGTGTTATCTATGATGAAGATGACCACATAAGAGAAATCTTTCAGCACGAAAGTGAAAAAAATGTGCGAAAGATGATGAAATGGGTTTTAGAAATCAGCGATAAAAATTTAACCAGTCAATACGTTGGTCGTATTCGTAATGAAAATTGGAGCACTGAACACAAAGGTAAGAAATATATTTTTGAAAAAGGTGAATTCGTAAAAATAGAAAATATCACTTAACTAACTTGGGGCAGAAATGCCCCAATGTCCCTCCTGTTCACTTTTAATGTTTTAATTTCTAAAACTCACGTCATAATCTCATAATCTCATAATATCTTCTGTAATGCTCTGTGGCTCTTGGTTCTTGGCTATGATATTTGTTTTCAAGATATCATAACTGTTAGTCATAGATAAAGGGTCGGGAGAAAAGTTTTTTGTTTTTAGAATAAAAAACCATTGTATATTACTATTGTGTCTGGTAAGATATAAGGAAAGAAAACAAAGAAAGTGAGAAAAGGTCATATTGATGAGAGATCTTGTGTACACTCCAGTTTCGCCATCAGAATGTGGAAATTACTGGGTTTGCTCAGATGGTAAGAGACACCGACCACTACTACCAAAGCACAAAAAGTTTTGTAGACTATATGTTGAAGGAATGTCTGCTGCAGCTGCAGCGAGAAAGTCAGGCTTTACGAAAGACATGATAGGCTCAAAAGTTCAAGGTTCTGCAATGCTTCGTAAGAATCCATTGGTTGGCAATTTTATTATTGAGCTTTTGGAAAAGCAGAAACAACGAGCAGAAGTTAGTGTTGACTCACATCTAACAGAACTTTCCCATTTGCGTGATGAAGCGAAGGATTCAGGGCAAATTGCTGCTGCGATCTCTGCCGAGGTGTCTAGGGGCAAGGTAGCAGGGTTGTATATAGATCGGAAGGAGGTCATGGTTTCAAAGATGGAAAGCATGAGTTCAGAGGATCTTGTCTCAAGGATAAAGCAAATTGTAAATGGAAGCAATATGAAAGTAGTAGAGCATGAAGACAGAAAAGAGCCTGTATCAAACGCTAAAGAACAGCTTACCCAAAGTTCACTGGCAAAGGATTGAAACAGGAGCCCTTGGCACAGGAGTGCCTGACGTCAATGCTTGTTGGCAGGGCAATGAGTTTTGGATTGAACTCAAGATAGGAACGATACAGTCAGTCAATCTATCAGCCCAGCAATGTGCATGGCACACGCGTCGTGCAACTCGAGGAGGTGTCTCTTGGATTCTTATCCATGACCCTTCAAAACATCAAATTTGGTGCGTTCCAGGCAGTCAGTCAGTCAATCTAAGAAATCGTACCCTCTGTTCATCATCACCCACCATTCATCATCAACAACATCCGTTTGACTGGAAGCTCGTGCTAAAACAATTTTGTTTGACTGACCGAATGACTGTCTGATTGACTGAATGACCGATTGATTGATTGACTCGGATCCAGGCAGCAGGAATCATTTTGTCATAAAAAAGATTTAAAAATCAGTAATTAATACTTTACTATAGTAAGAGTATGGTATATGATACTGGTATAACTTAATTAATTTAGAAAGGTAGAAAGTTATGAAAAAATCTAAAAAGGTAGCTCCTGTCGCTAAATCTCCTGTAGGTAACTCTGGTATTCCTGCTCCTGCTAAAAATGGTTTTAATAATCGTAAAGTTACTTTGATAACAAAGGTTATTGAAAATCGTAAGATAGCTGGTCAGGCTATGATTATTCTTAATACTATTGAAGCTCTTGGTGGCTCTGCTACTCAAGGCGAGGTAGTTGATAACTTGCTCGCGAATGGTTTAAAAACTGTTCAGTCGCCAAAAAGAATTTATGATTTCTATCGTAAGTTATTGGTCGAGGATGAGTATATTAAACTCGATGCTTAATGATTGAGGGAGCTTCGGCTCCCTCTTTTTTTGCCGATTGCACCTGATTGACTGACTGACTGGGTTTCATCATCATAGCCTTTCATCATAGCCTTTCATCATCACTTATTACAGCACGAGCAAAGGCTCAGGTATAATAATGACCCATTCTCTCTACTGGTTTGTTTGACTGATTGACTGACTCGCCCAAAATAATTAGTTAACGATGTTAAACGATAGTTTGAAAAATAATTAACTTTTTACTTTACTTTAGTAAGAAAATCGCAATAATAGAATATATAACTTAGAAAGATAGAAAGGAAAATATTATGTCTAAGAAAATTTCTAAAATCGTAGCTAACGGTGCTACTGTTACTCCTACCGTTGATAAGTCTTCTATTGCTAAATGTGGTATTCCTGCCCCTTCTCCAAAGGGTAGTAATAACGTAGTTTATAGTTTAACTGATAATGTATTAGAAAACTTAAAGGCTTATCCTTTACCAGCCCAAGCCCAAGCTATTCTATATAGTTTAGATAATCTTGGTGGTAAAGCTACTAAAGGGGAAATTATTAAAGATTTAAAAAACCCTGAAACTAGTAAATTATCTACTACCCAATCTGTAGAAAGAATTTGGACTTTCTACCATAAAAGGCTTTTAGGTGATTACTTTAAAGTTAACTAATTTACTGGGGGGCTAGTAGCCCCCCTTTCTTAGAAAGGATATTAAAATGAAATTATTCCACGTGATTATTTGTACTATTTGTTTTTTCTTAGCTACGTTGTACTTTATTACTTCGTTCTTAATTTGGGATCCAGTCCATATTAGTATTGGCTTATTATTAATATTTGGTACTGCTTGGGCTACGGCTAGGGAGATAGCAAAACCTTAAAACTTGGGGGCTTTTAGCCCCCCTTTTTTTACGCACACCACCCTATTATAAAAGCGACACGACAGCCCCCCACCCCCCTTTACAGCGAGAACCACCCTTTTTCTAGCACTAAAGTGCAAGGTTGTCAGCCGATATACCAGAAATTTTACGATAGGATCTTTTTTGGTTTTAATTTTTTCATAAATAGGTTATATCTGGAAAAAAGGAGTCAGTAATGCGAGTTGGTGGGGTAGCAGCAGTTCCTACAGATACTATACCAAAACAAACCACGATTAGTGGTCAGCCACACATGCTCGCATATATCAATCCCCAAGAAGCCCAATTATTAAAAGATCGTGGTGGGATTGGTTCATTATTCGGTATTCCTACTTTTTTTAACCCTGCTGATGATATGGGATTAGAAAGTTCTTTAGCTAATCAACAATCTGTTTCGGCAGGATTAGGAGCGACAAGTATAGAAGGCGATCAAGGAACTGGCACAGAAGATTTCGATTTAAGTCCTTTTGGAGGCATGGGTCCAAATGTATCAGTAAATACGCAGGGTAATGTTACAGGTATCGCAGGGTTTGATCCTAATAGTGCGTTAGGTGGATCAGGTACAACAGGACCAAGTTTTTCAATAACTCCTTCTCAAGTTGGTAGAGGTATGACAAGTCTTTTATCTCTTGTTCCTAATCCTATACAACCTTTAGCTCAAATGGTAAGTAAAGGATTAGCTGTAAGAGATATAGGAAAGGTACTTGGTGGTAGCCGAGAAGGTGCACTTGGTAGTATAGTAAGTGGTATAGAAAATTTTTCATTAAGTGATTTAACAGCTGATCTTGCAGCAAAAGCAAGGGGCGAAAAATAATGGATTGTTACCATTGTGGTACAAAATTAATTTGGGGTGGTGACCATGATTTGGAAGACGAAGAAGAATATTCGATGGTAACTAATTTATCATGTCCAAAATGCGAAGCCCATGTAGATGTATATTTTCGTAGGGAAAAAGAATAATGGAACAAGGTTTAATGTCTTTATTTAAAAAAGACCCACAAGGCATG